CGCGCAAAATGCGGCCTCGCAAGCAACCTATTTTGTTCAAACCCGTGACGTGTCCCAATCGTTGTTGCATGAGCAATCCGAAATTGACGCGGCCGCCGCCTACTTATTGGCCCCGCAACCCTCGCCCCGATTGACCGCGCTCACCGTCAATTTGTCAATGCTCACCGAGGCCCAACGCGACACCGTGGCCACAATCGACATTGGAGACACAATCGAAATAACGGTGAACGTTGAAAACTACGGCACCATAACGTCCGAGCTCTCGGTGGAGGGCATAGACGGCGCAATAGACCTCAACACCGGCCACACAATCACCTATTGGACCTCGGACACCACCGTGGTGTATCTGCTCATTTTGGACGACCTAGTGCACGGCGTGCTCGATAGCACCAACGTGTTGGGTTAGGATTGCCGCATGGGTGCCAACGCACAAACCACCGTTCCATCGTTCACCGCCTCGCAAGTATTGACGGCGGACCAAATGAACCAATCCGCCCGCACGGGCGTTCCCGTATTTGCCGACACAACGGCACGTGACGCGGCATTTGGAGGTACCGGCGAAAAAACGTTGGCGGAGGGCCAATTGTGTTATGTGGAAAACCTCACGGGCGTGGCACAAATTCAGTATTACGACGGTGCCACGTGGGTGAGTTTGGCACCCGGCGGGTTGGTGCGTATCTCGGGCGAAACGGCGTTTACGGCGGTTAGTTCCGTGACTCTTGACAACGTATTTACGAGCACGTACCGAAATTACAAATTGGTATGCAATTACACCACAACGGGTGCGGCCGGTATTCGCATAAGAGTGCGTGCGGGAGGCACCTCCGTTTCAACCACTACGTACAACGAACAAACGTTTACCTCAAACAACACCACTAATGCCGGTAGTAGAGGTGCGAGCGGAACGAGCGTGGTTCTCGGATTTAATACCGGCGGCACGTTTCCGTCATCTTTTGACGCGACGATTTTTAACCCGCAAATTGCAACCCCGACAACGTTTTTTAGCAATTGCGCTCAACAAGACGGCGCAATGACCGTTCCAATTATCGGCATAGCCTCGGGCAACAATTCAAATAGCACGTCATATGACGGGTTCGAATTGTTGTTATCAAGCGGAACAATGACCGGCAATTACACACTTTACGGATTGGCCAACACATGACACGCATAAACGACAACGGCACCGACCGGGAAATGACCGTTGCCGAGAAAACCGAATTTGAATCATTCGTTCAAGATGACAACAAACGATTAGCCGCCGAGATTGCCGCGCTTGAGGCCGCCGCCGCGGCCAAAGTATCGGCCCGCGTCAAACTTGCGGCCCTCGGATTGACCAACGACGAAATAGCGGCACTACTCGGGGCGTGACCGTGGACCAAAACGCAAAACTACAAACCGCCGACCAAACCCTAAAAGGCGCAATAATTGCGTTGGTGTCCTACGTGGCGTACAAAAAAGGGTGGGACATGCAATTGGTGGCATTGTCAATCCCGGTGCTATCTGGCGTGTTGGCCTACGTTTCAACGTTAATAGGCAATCGTAAAACGGCGTGTTTGTTTGTACCTAAGGACGAAAACAAGTAGTGCCCGAATACAAGGTGCCCGGTTACGCGGTAGTCACCGGCCCGTTGGGCGGCACCGAGGAATGGGCGCGGCAAGCCTCAATCACGAGCGGCGGCGCATTGTGGAACAACGGCACGTACGTGTACCGCAACGTGCGAGGCACCGGCGAGAACGGCACTCGGGGGGTTATTTCAAACCATGCTCGAGGGGTGGCAATGGACCTTTCGTGGCGGCGTATTGAACCGCGTCGGTTGGGCGTGAACAATGGCCGCATTAAAGCTCTCACGTGGTTGAACACGGTTTTGGACAATTGGGAGGTGTTGGGCGTGCAATGCGTGCTTGATTATTTTCCCGAGTACGGCCGGGGGTGGCGCGTGGACCGGGTAGGCACGTCAATACCCAAAAACCATGCGGCGGAGGCGTGGTTGCGGTACGTGCGGCCCACGTTGCACGGGGCGGGCGGCGGCGATTGGTTCCACATTGAGCTACGCCTAGGTATGGCAAGCAACCCGGAGGCCGTAAAAGACGCGTTTAACCGCGTGTTCGGGAAATCCACCACGGCCGAACAGGCCCCCGCTACGGTGGAAACCACAACAAAGAAAGGCGGCAAGCGACGTGCCGGAACCGACAGACCAAACCCAAACCCCTAACCTCATTTTTTACGAGGTATTGACCGGGACGCTCGACACAGGGCAACAAGTATTGGTGCAAATTTTCCGCAAGCCGGACGGCACCATGTCATTGGCCCAATTGGCGTTCCGTTCGGACAAATGGCAAACGTGGGGCGTACCGGTACGCCTCGAGCACATTTCAACTACCCCAACCCAAGGCGGTGCCGCATGATTACCTACCTAGCCAAAATGGCCGCAATAGGGTTGGCGTGCGCCGGTTCGCTATGGATAGCCCCGCTACCAGACCCAAGCCGCATACCCCCACCGGTCCACGAATACACGTTGGACGGTTCCCCTACTTGGCGTATCGTGCCACCATTGGCCCCTACAAGGCCCGTGGTTGAGCGCAAACCGCCGACCCCCGCGACGATACCCCCCGCGCCACGGACGTGCTCAGAATGGGCCGAATACGGCCGCCAATACGGTTGGCCGCAAACCGAGCTCGCAACCCTCGCCGTCATCATGGGCCGCGAGTCAGGGTGCCAAGCGGCCGCAATCGGGGACCGTGGGGCTAGCCGTGGTTTGTTGCAATTGCATTGCCCCACGTGGGTGGAACCCTCACGGCATTGGCCGACCGGTTGGGCGGCGGCGCACGGGTTCAACGTTACGTGCGACGATTTGCACAATCCGGACACAAACCTTGCGTTGGGTTTTCTCATTTGGGCCGGTGTCGAGGGCTCAAGCGGCGGTTGGTGGAATTGGACCACTTACACGCCATGACCGTGTACGACATTGTGGTGGTTGCGTTTTTGTTCACCGTCATGGGGGCGTTGTTGTGGCTAGCGGCCAAATGAGCACGCTCATGGCCGACGCTCACGGCGACGGCAAACGCATTTTTGAGCTCTTAAGCACGTTGCAGGAGTCGGCCACCGAATTGCACGTGGCCCATTTGACGTTTGCCGCAATGGTCCGTATCCGCATACTCGAGCAACGCGTTGAGGAATTAAAAGCCGAGTGCGCCCGATTGGAGGCCGTCACGCGTGTTGGTTATTGATAGCGACGGCGGCGTGTCCGTGCAATTTGACAAGGCACGCATGGCAATAATTGACAAAAACACGGAAACATGGTTGGCGCATTTGCGTGCACGCCCGGACAAACTCGAGCGGCACGTGTGGCGCGGCCAATTGTCCGATTCGGACCCGGCATTGTGGGACAAAATCACCGAACGCGTGCAACGCGGGTTTATGGGCGAGGCCGCCACGGCCGCCTATTTGCGGGCACCATACGAATGGGAATTGTTGAACGCAGAACGAGACGAAACGGACGTGGACGGCGTGCAAGTACGCACCGTGTCCGATTTCAACAAACGATTGATTACACACGAATACGACAAACCCGCCCCATACGTGCTAGCCGTCGCGGATTACGGCACCGCGTCGGTGGTGTTGCGCGGTTGGTTGCATTTACGGCATTGCAACGTCCAAGACCATTGGTGGGCCGCGACACAAGCACCCGCGTTTTTCACACCGGCTACCGCGCTACACCCGATGCCTACGTTGCGTCACTACTACAACGAAAGAAAGCGACGGTGCCAAAATGGCGTTTGAATTGAGCGGTTACGTGGACGTGGCCACCCGGCTACGCATGGCGTTAAAAGATTGGCCGCAATTACGCATTCAAGAGACGGGGTGCACGCTCGAGCAAGTGGGCGAACAATTGTTTTTGATTTGTATCGTCACCGTTTGGCGTGACGAACGGGACGCGGTGCCGGTAATCGCGTCGGCCGCCGAACAAGTACCGGGACGGACACCGTACACGCGTAACGCGGAACGCATGGTGGGGTTCACAAGCGCGTTGGGCCGCGCATTGGGGTACATGGGGTACGGAATCGACAAGGCAATTGCGTCGGCCGACGAGGTGGAACACCGCAAAGCGCAAGACGAACCGCGCAACGAGTCCCCAAGGCGCGAATTTGCACGCCAAGCTCAACGCACGCAATCCGTGGTCCAAGAGCAAGCCGACAAACGGCGCATTTCCAACCCGGACGCACCGGCTAGTCCGGCTCAAATCAAAATGATAAAAATCCAAGCAAAAAAGGCCGCAATTGACACCGACGAGGATTTGGCGCAAGTATGCGCCGAAACGTTGGGCGACGGCGCGACCGTCGCGCAATTGACCAAGCAACAAGCCTCCACGCTCATTGAGGAAATCCTCAAGCGGGTGGCCGACAAACAAATGGAGGATGGACGAAACGACCCGTTCTAACAATCGAGTGCCACCGAATGTTCGGTACGTCCCGCACGTGTCTAGCGGGTGTGAGTGAAAATCTCCGAGGGCTAACCACCCTTAGTTCGCCCGTCAGACAGGCAGGGCAAAACCTTGTCCACAAGCATGGGGACAAGGTGTGTGGGAATCGTGCACGAACAACGAACGGGTGGTGCCCGGGGGCC